CACAAACAAAAAACCCCCGGCTAATAGCCGGGGGTTTTTTGCTTTAGTACCACTTATTTTTTTGCCAGAAGGCCCATGCATTACATGCGCCATGCGGATCGTTTTCTGAACCATATCGTTTAAAGATATAGCGAAGACCGTATTTAATCTGAAGCTTTGCTTCAGCTGTCTTTTCTACTTTGTAGTTGCCCCAAGTAGATGGCATGAACTGGGCAATTCCATATGCGCCAGAGCTCTTGTTCTCTGCTTTAGGGTTGAAGTTGCTCTCTCGATCCCAGATGGCTCGGAGACACTTCCACTCTTTCATAGGCCAGTCACTTGCGTAGACTGTTAAGAAAGCGAGCGCTTCAGCGTCAAAGTATTTGACGGTGTCACTTGCCAAGGCGGCCTTGGCTGCTGTTTTAGTTGTCGTTACTTTCAAGTAGGTCAGGCTCACCGTTATCGGTTTCTCCGCAGGTGCAGGCACAGTTAGCGCCGCAGCCGTCGGTGGAACTATTAGGTGTGAGAACATTAATAAGGTTGTTACCCATACCGCTCCTACTTTCTTTAGATCAACTTGGAAGTTGATTCTGATATTAAGCATTTCTGCTCCTCTCAGTTGGCAAAAGCCACTATTACTAGTGGCTTCGTCAAGTTCAACGGTAGCACAGGAGTTACATGCCGTGTCAAGTTGAACCCCTAATTAAATAAATATTTAATTTAATGTGACAATTCTAATAGAAAGTGCGTATAGTTTATGCATCGGGCTTTAATACGGATAATCTTATCGCGCTTGCACATACTTACTATATGATTGGCGATAAATTGACAATATCAGACTGGGCTGCGCTTACTTCAGTTATAGTAGCAGCTGGCGGAATTACAACTGTAGGCATTAAGTGGACTATTAAACACTACCTTGCAGAACTCAAGCCAAACGGCGGGTCATCTTTGCGTGACGCTGTTAACAGAATTGGACTTGACGTTACCGAAATGCGTGTATCATTAGCAAGACTTGAGGGTCGTTTCGACCAACACGTAGAAGAAGGAGAAAAATGAGCACCAATCAAATTAAAGCAATGGCGGCATCATATGGCCGTTCATTCCTTGCAGCAGCGACTGCTGTCTATGCAACAGGTAATCACGATGTGAAGTCAATTATTATCGCAGCGCTTGCCTCAACACTCCCAGTAGCTCTCCGCGCAATCAACCCTAAGGACCCAGCGTTCGGTGTGGCAGCAAAGGTAGCAGCAGGGTTTCTAGCAGATCTAGAAGCAAAGACAGCTAAGCCAGCAAAGAAGGCAGCAAAAAAGAAGTAAATTTAATTAGGGAGGCGGGGCGACCTGCCTCCCTTTTTGCTGTACACTTTCTATAGGAGGTTTAACTATGAAATGCGATAACTGTGATCTACCAGCTGTTTACTGTGTGAACGACCCAGGAGCTAACCCTGTGTACTACTGCGCATCTTGCTTGCCAGTTTGGCAGCATGAACGTGCCGCAGCTAACCACTTCCCACTTCCAGAGCTAAAAACTGAAAAGTTAAAGAAGACCTCTTCAGATGAGGATAAGTAAAAAGCAAGCAATACAGGTACACCCAGTACCTTCAATGGCGGTGACCCCAAAGGGGCCATTTCCACGTGAGCTTTTTAAAGAGCCAGAGATAATTGATGATTACTCGCCAGAGTATGCTGAAGATGGTGCTAACTTTCCTTTAGGCGCTACAGTTCAAAATAACTTTCAGCCACCTAAGTATTTACGGTGTGCGTTATGCTTAGTGCGAGTTTTAGAAACCGAGACCGAAAACCATATCTGCGAGGACTAATGGCTAAAAAAGACCTTAATAAGATAATGAAGGCGCGCCTTGATGAGGCGCAAGAGGCTTTTAATTCCGCACAAGAACGAAACGCCAACACAGTTGACCGTCAAATTAACTGGGATATAGAAAGCGACTTTGAAGAGTCAACCAAATCAACCTCTGACTCTAGCGGGTGGGATGTATCAATCCCTAATGATGTAAAGGACGCAGGTCTTGATGTACAGACTGCGCCTACAACTAACCCTAAGCGTCCACGGGCTTACACTATTGCCTATAACTTCAACACAAACACTTTAGTAGTCATCTTTAGAAAGAACGTTTGGTGGCAGTATAACAAGGTACCTGTGTCTACATGGCAAGGTCTAAAGAACACCACCTCTACTGGAAGATATTTAAGAGATTCAGGCCTTGATAACTGGGGCGATATGGGGCCAGCAGACTTAGACGCACTTTCTGCTGGTACAAAAGAAAGATTAAGCTACAGCGCAGAGGTTGCGGGTAGAATGCAAAACGGAATTAGTACGCTAGACGAGCAATTGTTTGGCTCTAGGGAGTAGCTTTGAAATCATACGGACCACTATACGCAGGAAGCCTTAGGTACTGGCACAAAAAGTTACTACCCATCATTGAGGTAGGAACCACTCAAGAAACTGAAATGCCTTACCGTAAAGGTAAGTGTTTGGTATTTAGACTGCCCTTTACAACTCCTGGCTTTTACTTAGGTATGTGGGTAAGCCGCCCTGATATTGGGTGGGATGACGAAGACGAGATTGATGAGTTACTATCTGGAGCTATGAAATCTAGAGTTGCGTGGACACCAAAGGACGGGTTATTTGATGAATCTTTTTAAACGTAAAGAGGTATGGGTAAAGCCGTTTTCTGAGAAGGTATCAAACCGCGTAGGTAAAATACCTACAGTTGAGCTAGAACAATGGATTGAGCAATCAATCTATGAGATAGGTAGATGTATGTCGGCCTACTCAAAGCAGAGAGAGCCTATATTTTTAGAAGAAGCTTTGCTTGGGGCAGAGGCTTTACATGCCGTTGTCCATGAGCTAAAGACCAGAACGACGCGTCGATAAATCGACTTGTCGACAATTGTGCTACACTTATGCTTGCCTCTCTTCCTCTTCCCGTGATGGCACCAAAAGGTCCTGGGTTTAAACGCCCAGGCTTTTTGTTTTCTCTTACACTAAGGGCGACATGGATACAGAATTAGATGATGAAGAGTTCTTTCCCGATGAGGACGAAGACTTTGTTGAAGAAGAAATAGAAGAATTAGATGAGCTGTCCAAAGAGTTTGTTAAAAAGCTTGTAGATAAATGTATTCAGTTTATGACAGCCCTAGTGGGCCATGAGCTTCACCCTTATCAGATGCCTCTTGCTAGGCGCGTAATTGAATCTGTAATTATTAATGATGGTGAAGAGGTAACCGCGCTAGCAGCACGTCAGTCCGGTAAGTCAGAGACTATTGCAAACACTGTAGCTACACTGATGGTTCTACTACCACGACTAGCTAAGATGTACCCAGACTTGCTTGGTAAATTTGCAGATGGTATTTGGATTGGAATGTTTGCTCCTGTTGAGGGCCAGGTAGAAACCCTCTTTGGCCGTACAGTAAACCGCCTTACATCTGAACGTGCACTAGAGATCTTGGGAGACCCCGAGATTGATGACTCCCTTGGTAAAGTGCCAGGAGTAACCCGACAGATTAAATTAAAGAACTCAGGCAGTAGCCTAATGATGATGACCGCTAACCCACGCGCAAAGATTGAATCTAAGTCTTTCCACCTTATTGTTATTGACGAGTGCCAAGAAGCAGATGACTTTGTTGTATCAAAATCTATTAGCCCTATGCTTGCTTATTACTCAGGAACTATGGTTAAGACAGGTACCCCAACTACAAGTAAAAATAACTTTTACCGCTCTATCCAATTAAACAAAAGAAGAGCTACTGGAACCAAAGCCAAACAAAACCATTTTGAATGGGATTGGCGAGATGTGGCAAAGTGCAACGCTAACTACGGCAAATTCATTAAAAAAGAGATGCTACGTATTGGCGAAGACTCAGATGAATTTCAGATGTCGTACTCATGCAAGTGGCTACTAGAGCGAGGTATGTTCGTTACCTCTGTAATTATGGATGAGCTAGGAGATACATCGCAGGAGATTGTAAAAGCGTGGCACCGAACACCTGTTGTTGTTGGCATTGACCCTGCGCGTAAACTTGACTCAACCGTAGTAACCGTTGTCTGGGTTGACTGGGATAGGCCAGATGAGTTTGGCTACTTTGACCACCGAATCCTTAACTGGTTAGAGATTCAAGGCGATGACTGGGAAGACCAGTACTTTCAGATTGTTAACTTCCTAAGTGCTTACGATGTACTAGCAGTTGGAGTAGACGCTAATGGTGTGGGAGATGCTGTAGCTCAACGTCTAAAGCTGTTATTACCAAACTCTGAGGTTCACTCTATTGGCAGTAGCCAACCTGAGCAGTCAAAGCGTTGGAAGCACTTAAAGGCTTTAATTGACCGACGGTTAGTTGGTTGGCCTGCTCATGCAAAAACACGTCGCCTACGTACGTGGAAGCGCTTCTACCAGCAGATGACGGATTTGGAGACCAAGTTCACTGGGCCTAACTTCTTAGCCCATGCTCCAGAAGAAGCCCATGCCCACGACGACTTTGCAGACTCCCTAGCCATTGCTTGCGCTTTAACTATGGATTTAACTATGCCTTCCGTAGAGGTATCAAGTTCACCCTTCTACAGATAGTTTTGACTTTAGCCTGATTTTGTTCTGCTTAGGCAGCACACTATTTACTGAGGTCCTCAAACCAATTAGGAGTTTATATGTCAATTTCACCAGCACCACGCTTCCCTGAGAAGCACAACCCTGTATACGACCGCAAGATGGCTGGCGCTGTCCCAGGACAACGCGGACCACTTCGTTTTGAAGAAGGTATTGCAACTGATACAGACGTTCCACAGTCATTTACAGAAGGCGCAATGCATGGATACATGCCTGCACCAGGTCGCCCAAACCGTAATGCAAACGTATTTGAAAAGCTTCCAGAAGAGACAATGCGCGAGCGCGCACACGTTGGTTCTGCAGCTTGGGTAGAAGCACCACAAAGTCTAAATGACTTTGCTGCTGGAGCATTTGCAGATCACGGAGATAATCGCTTTGAAGAAGTGTTCCTAAGCGGAGCACGCCAAGCAGCGCTTAATCCAGCAGTAGTACAAGACTAATAAATTAAATAGCAAGTCGTTCCCCCTGCTCCTTACGTGGTGGCAGGGGGCGACTGCCTATCTAAGGATTATAAATGGCACTGATTTCAGGTAGAGAAGCAAAAGAAACCCCAACGCAGGTTGCTGCCAACCCTAAACTTTGGAACATGGTTACTGCTCAAGCGGCTACAAGGTTTTCTAAAAACTCCCCAGCTCGCGGTCACTGGATTCATGCTAAATACAACCAATTAGGTGGTCAATACGTTAAATCTAAGAAAGATATAGACCCTAGGTTTCGCGATTACGCTCAAGAAAAGCGTGACAAAGAAGAAGAGCAAAAGAAAAAGAAAGTAACCAAGAAGGTTGGTCAAGGCAACATACGAGGCGAACGCTTCATATAAGCCGTCGATATGTTAATATATCGACATTGAGTTTTACTTATTTTGAAAGAGGTAAATAGTGAGCGGTATTGATTTCTCCCCACCGAGTTATCGCGCAGCTTCCTCTGACTTAACAATCTCCATCTCCCCGCTGGGGCTAGTAGAACTTGCAGATGAAGAGTTTGAAGTACACGGCCCTCGTCTAAATCGTTATTCTCTTAACTGGGCAATGTACCTTGGTCATCACTATTCATACCGCCGTCAAACAGGCGAAGCGCAAATCATGCTCAACTATTACAGAGCATTTACAGATTTCCTTATTAATTTCTGTTTTGGTAAAGGCGTAAGCTTTGCCTCATCAAAGTACACAGAAGCTATTGTTCCGCAGCTACTAGAACGTGTGTGGGAAGTAGATAACAACAAGGCAACAGTTCTTTGGGAAATGGGACAGCAGGGTTCTGTATCTGGAGACTGCTTTATTAAAGTTGCTTATGAAGAAGCTTGGGTTGACACAGTTGGTCGACCACACCCTGGACGTATTCGCATTCTTCCGCTTAACTCATCGTTTGCGTTTCCAGAATTTCACCCGCATGACCGTGAACGTTTAATTCGTTTTAAGCTAAAGTACCGCTTCTGGGGAACCTCTCTTGAAGGCACACGTCAAGTCTTTACTTACACAGAAATTCTAACTGATGACATCATTGAAGAATACATTAACGACGAACTCATTGATTCGCGCCCTAATCCGCTTGGCATTATTCCCATTGTTCATATACCTAATGTTCGCATTAGTGGTAGCCCTTGGGGTCTTAGCGACTGTAATGATATTATTAATATTAACCGTGCTTATAACGAGACTGCTACTGACATCGCTGACATTGTTAACTATCACGCTGCTCCCGTCACAGTCATCATTGGTGCCAAAGCTTCACAATTGGAAAAGGGCGCTAACAAAGTCTGGGGCGGACTTCCTAAAGACGCAAAAGTAGAAAACCTAGAAGGCGGAGCACAAGGCTTAAAGGGTGCTATGGACTTCATGGCTTTGTTAAAGAAGTCAATGCACGAAATGATTGGTATTCCAGAGACGGCTCTTGGACAAGCTATGCCTATCTCTAACACGTCAGGCGTTGCGCTTTCTATTATGTTCCAGCCTTTGATGAACCGCTACCACCAAAAGATTATTCAATACACTCACGGCATAGAGCGTGTTAACGAGCTCATCCTTATATCACTTGCTGTTAAAGAGCCTGAGACCTTTACCTGGGACCCTAACACTAGCCAGGTGCCTCTAAAGCCCGGACAGGCAGCTCAGCTTGACCCTAACGACCCAATTACTTTCCAGAATTACGTTAAGTTCCCACCTCCGTTGCCATTAGATAATCTAATTGTTCTTAACGAGATTCAAAGCAAGTTGTCTTTGGGCCTTGAGTCTAAGGAAGGCGCTCTACGCGCACTAGGCGAGGCGTTCCCAGCAGAGAAGTTAACTGAAATTCGTCAAGAACTTATTGAAGATGCCAAGTCTGACGGCGCTCTAAAGATGGTTCAGACTCAAATTGAAAACGACATCATGACCCTCACAGGAATGCAGTCTGCTCAGCTAGGCCCTGGCGGCGCTCCAGCTCAACCTGTTGGCGGCGGAAGTCCTGAACAAGGGGTACCTCAATCGGTATTGCCACCAGTAATTGACGACGCAACTATCGCGGCCCAAATGGGTAGAGACGGTATCCGCGCTAACCTCGTCACACAAGCTTATGGAACACAACTTCCGCAAAGGAGAGTTCCAGAAGTCTACGAAAAATAAAGGCGTTTAGCCTGTAATTTTTCATAGGTATAGAGAAAATAAACATGTAATACAACGTTTGGTCATATGTGCTCTCATTTCGGAAAACGACCCCTAGAATACAAAGGATGTAAGAATGTCAGAAACTGCAGAAAACATGGTAGCTGCTTTTGAAGCAGATGCTGGTATAGCTCCAGTTGTAAATGTGTCGGGCGTTGACGCGCCGACTGTTACTACTACGGATGAAGTTAAGTCTCGGTTCTATACGGACGAAGACTTATCACGTGTCCGTTCCCAGGAGAAAGATAAGCTCTACCCTCAAATTGAAAGTTTGAAGGAAGAACTTAACTCACTACGAAAAGAAAAAGAAGAAGAAGCAGCTCGTAGAAGTGCAGAAGCGCAAGCTGAAGCACTACGTATTAAGGAAGCAGAAGAGTCTGAGCTAGATGCAAAGTCTTATGCTGAACTTAAAACTCGTGAGTTGCAGGAGCAGTTGGAGCGTGAGCGTCAAGAACGCGAACGAGCCTTCGCTCTTCTGGAGCGCGAAAAGACATATGCAGACTTGCAATCTTATCGTCAACAAGTAATTGAACAAGAACGTGACAATATCATTCCACAGCTAGTTGATTTCATTCAGGGTAATACCCGTGAAGAACTCGCTGAAAGCGTGGAGCGACTAAAGGAACGTTCAGCAAGCATTCTTGAATCAGCGCAGTCTGCCATGCAGAACGCTAGAAAAGAAATGAAGGGTACGAGTATTACTACTCCTCCCGCTGGACCATTGGAAACTAATTCGGAGCAACGAACCTTAACGGCGCAAGAAATTGCTGCCATGCCGATGAACGAATACGCAAAAATCAGAGACCGAATCATGAGCGATTCCGCTCGTGGTAAGTCTCGCGGGCTGTTCGGTTAAATCCCACCCAACCCAAATCTAACAAGGAGTCAATTTAAATGGCATCAGGTATTACAGGTACCGGCAATTTAGCCGCAGCACCTACAGCGTACTCAGGTACAAATACCCAGCTGACTCAAGCGATCCAGACTATTTGGTCAAAGGAAATTCTTTTCCAGGCCATGCCAATCTTGCGCTTTGAGCAGTTCGCAGTAAAGAAGACTGAACTAGGTGTCGCACCTGGTCTTCAGATCAACTTCATGCGTTACAACAACCTCGGCTTTGCAAACAGCCTAGTTGAAGGTGTACGTATGCAGACAAACGCACTTACAGCACAGCAGTTCTCAATCACAGTATCAGAGCATGGTTATGCTCTTGCTGTTTCAGAGCTATTGCTTAACGCTTCATTCGATGACGTAATGGCTTCAGCCTCACGTCTTCTAGGTCGTAACATGGCTATCTATCTAGATCAGCTTTCACGCGACACACTTTATGCAGCTACATCAACAATCTACGGTGAAGACCGCTCTAACCTCTCAGCAGTTAATAACTGGTATGCAGATGGCACAAAGGGTACAAACCGCGCTTCTATGACAGGTGCATTTAACTTGACACCTAAGACAGTCAAGGATGCAGTTGAGACACTTGCTACAAAGAACATCCCTCGCCTAGGTGAGACATATGTTGCTTTCATTCACCCACACCAGAGCCGTAAGCTTCGTGACAATCCAGAATTCATTGAAGTCACAAAGTACGCAGCTCCAGGTAACTTCATGCTTGGTGAGATCGGCCGTTTGTACGACACAGTATTCATTGAGACCACACAGGTTCTCAAGGTTGCTGGTGGTGCAGGTGCTGGTTACTCAGCTGATACAGCTGTTGCTAACCCAACAGTAACTGCTGGTGGAGGTTACACAACCCCTGCTACATTCACCGGTAACGGTGCATCTGACCGCTACTCAGCTATCTTCATTGGAGATAACGCATTCGGTCACGCAATCTCTCTACCAGTTGAACTCCGCGATGGCGGTATTCTTGACTTCGGTCGTGAGCACGCACTTGCTTGGTACTCAATCTTCGGACTTGGTCTAATCACAGATCAGTCTGTAATCATTGCAGAAACCAACTAATAACTAAATAGTGGTGGGGCGAGGTTAAGCACGGCCTGAAACAGGGCCACACTCTCGCCCCATTACATCATCCACAGTCACTAATTAGGAGAATACAAATGGCTACAAAGAAGCCTACCGATGTAACTGGTCGTATGCGTGAGCAGCAACTAGAAGAAAACTTAGAAGTTATGCAGGAACGTGCAGCCGAGATGTCTATGGCATCTGCCTCTGCCGCTGTAAGACTTGAAACAGAAGTAATTGATGCAACTGTCCCAGACCGTCAAACAGTAATTGTTGACGAAGTCATCACAGTCGGTGAGTCAAATGACAGCGTAGAAATCCGCGTTATTGAGACCATTGAAAACATGACCCTAGGAGCAGGTAACAACTACAACTTCAAAGCTGGTCAAAAGTACAAAGTAACTAAGCAGGTCGCTCAGCACCTTAAGGAAAAGGGCTACCTAGCAGGAGTTATTTAAAAAACAGTTACAAACAGGGGGCGGGCTCTTGAGCCCGCTTCTTCGTTTGTAGAGATTTTTTATTAAATTAATGGCACTATGTAATTAAGAATTAGAGGAGCAGCCGGTGGCCCTACTTGCAGACATAGTTACGCGTGTACGCACCGAACTAGGGGACTCAAAAAAGCAGTTTAGATTTACTGCTACAGGAACAGGCTCTCTAAAAGACTTTTATTTGAATGTAAAACCTGTTGAGTTAACAGGGCTGTATGTAACCGTAAATGGAACAGCAATTGCCTACCCAGCTGGATACACCCTTGAACAGAGCATAGGCATGATTCACTTTGTAACCGCTCCAGCCCTTAACGCTGCAATTGTAGTTGAAGGCATGTCTTCTAGATATTTCCTAGATAGTGAGCTTGAAGAGTTCGTTAATACAGCCGTTCTACAGCACACAGACAACCGTACAGACCAGTTTGGTACTCAAGTTACCATGGCGTCTCTACCACCTGTTGAAGAGTATCCTGTAGCCATCCTGTCGGCTATTGAGGGCCTATGGACGTTAGCTACTGATTCAGCTTTTGACATTAACATCACCGCTCCAGATGGAGTTATGATTCCGCGAGCACAGCGTTACCAGCAGCTCACAGGAATAATTGCTCAACGTATGGAGCAGTACAAGCAGCTATGCGCCGCACTTAACATTGGTTTGTGGCGGTTGGAGATGGGTACTCTACGCAGAGTATCACGCAGAACTAACAAGCTAGTCCCTATCTACCTAGCTCAAGAGGTTGATGACTCTCGCAAGCCAGAGCGCATCTATATTAATAACGATTTGAAGGGGCGCGTTCCGCTACCTTCTTACGCGGGCACCTACGACATCATCCTTTACCAGGGCGATAACTGGTCGGGCACATTTGACTTCCCATTTGATGTAACAAACTTGGATTTTAAAGCTCAAGTGCGAACCTACCCAAACAGCCCAGCAATTTACGCAACGTTTACAATTGCAAAAACTAGTGCTGCTAATGGAACTATCCAACTAACTCTTCCGTCAAGTGCTACTAGATACATGCCTGCACGAGCTTTTTGGGATCTACAAGCAACGATGCCTTCTGACCCTAACTTTGAGCAGACATATGTTAGGGGCCAAATATTTACTCAACAGCAAGTAACATTGGATTAGTATGACAACTGTTCCTAGTCACATCCCAATTGTCGTTACAGTCACGCCGCAAGCAGCACCATCAATAACTGTAAACGACATTGTAGTTAGCGGTATAAACCAACCTATTGTCGCGTATCATCATACGCAGGGAGTTTCTTCGGCTGTGTGGAACATAACCCACAATCTGGGGTGGCAACCAAACGTCACTGTTCAGGACTCGGGCGGTTCTGTAGTGGAGGGCGAAATCTCTTACACTAGCACGAACACCCTTACCGTAACTTTTAGTGGAGCATTCAGCGGAAACGCTTATCTTTCATAAGGAGAGAGTAAATGGCACGTAAGTTTCTAACGTCAATTGATTTGGCGAAGAATGAACTACAAAACGCGGTAGTTCAAAATCTGGCAACAGACCCATCTAGCCCAGTTCTTGGTCAGGTCTACTTCAACACAGCCGCCAATGAAATGCGTATCTATAACGGTACGATCTTTGAAGCAATTGGCCTTAACGGTGTTACAGCCGACGCTGCAGAAATCAACATCCTTGATGGTGCCACACTTACTACTACAGAGCTTAACTATGTAGACGGCGTAACCTCTAGCATCCAAGCTCAGCTTGATACTAAGTCTCCCTCAGCTAACCCAACTTTTACTGGCACAGTAACCCTTGATACTGGTGTTAATCTTGTATTTGAAGGAGCAACTGCTAACGCTTTTGAGCTTACTCTTACAGCTGGTGACCCGACTGAAGATCGTACAGTAACTCTTCCAGACTTAACAACCACTCTTGTTGGTCGCGACACAGTCGATACTCTTACAAATAAAACAATTACAGCCCCAGTTGTTTCTGGGCTATACCTTTCTGACCTTAGTATTGTTGTTGAAGGTTCAACCACAGACGGCTTTGAAACCACGCTCTCGTTCGTAGATCCAACAGCTGACCGCACAATCTATGTGCCAGACGCTAACGGTACTCTTGCTCGCGTTGAGAACAAGCTTCATGACTTTGCTCTTGCAACTGCTTCTGTTGACCTTAATAACCAGAAGATCACAAATCTTACAGACCCAACTAACCCACAAGATGCCGCTAACAAGCGTTATGTTGATGCGGCAGTTGTAGGTATTGACTGGAAAGCCTCTGTTCGTGCAGCAACTACAGCAGCCGTTACTCTTGCAACAGCTTTTGAAAACGGGGATACTCTTGACGGAGTAACTCTTGCTACAGGCAACCGAATACTTGTTAAGAATCAAACAGACGCAACAGAAAACGGTATCTATGTAGTAGCCGCATCTGGAGCACCCGCTCGTTCATCTGACGCAGATACAGCAGCGGAAATCACAGCTTCCTTTGCAGTCTTTGTAGAAGAAGGAACTGTAAACGCTGACTCTGGCTGGACACTAACTAACAACGGAACAATCACCGTTGGAACAAGCGAATTAAGCTTCACACAGTTTACTGGCCTTGGCCAAATCACTGCTGGAGATGGTTTAACTAAGACTGCTAATACACTTAATGTAGTTGGCGGAGACGGTATTACTGTAAACGCTGATAGCGTAGTAATTGACCGCACAGTAGTTGTTACTAAGTATGCGGCCAGCATTGGAGATGGTACAAACACTTCTTACACAGTGACCCACAACCTAAACACCCGCGATGTAGTTGTAAGTCTCTACGACACAGCTTCTCCATACGCAGAAGTTATGGCCGATGTTGAGCATACAACTACAAACACTATTACTGTGCTATTCTCTGTTGCTCCAACTACTAATAAGTACAGGGTCGTAGTACACGCATAATGAGTCGCCTAAACCTAACTCCCGTAAACATACCTGCCCTAGCGGCAGCGCCTACAGTACCCACTATTAAGGTGGGTGACCTGTATTTTAATACAGACATTAAGGCGCTTTACGTATGGAACGGGACAGTTTGGTCTGAGGCTGGCGGTGGAGTAACGGTTGCTGAGTCCGAGCCGACTACAAACCTTCGTGAAGGTCTTTTGTGGTTTGATCCAACATCAGACTCTTTACTTGTCTATTACGACGGTGAGTTTGTTAGCACCGGCGGTGGTGGAACTTCTACAGCTAGTGCAGCGGATCTTACCTCTGCCTGGTTCTTGGGGGTCTAAATGGCTGTAACTAGAATGGGTGTTGCTAACCCCGCGTCCAACACCTCTACAACAATCTTTACAGCAGATGCTGCCTACTTATGTTCAGTTATTGCAACTAACAAAGGCGCTGCTGCAAGCACTGTCCGCGCTTGGGTTGTCCCTAACGGATCAACCTCATCGGCAGACCATGCTTATATGCTCTACAACGTTGCTCTTCCTATTAGTAACGGTATTGAATCCCACCGCTTCGCTATCTCTCTTGGAGACACTGTACGTGTCTCAGCTACAACCGCGGATGTATCTTTCTCACTAAACGGTATATATGACTCATCGGCCTCAATTGATGCGCATATCCCGCAAACTACAAATGTTCACGGTATAGCCGATACTGCGAACTTAGCTACACTTACCACCACCAACGCCCTCAATACTCGCCTAATTTCGCTAGAATTAGGCTTGGGAATTTTTGACTAGGAGATAAGATGCCAAACTATACAAGCCTGGAGACCCAGGTCACCGCAATCAAAGCAGAAATCTCTTCTGGACTTTCGGCGTCACAGTACAGCGCTCAGGACCTAGTCTATGTAGCTAAGGCACTTGAGGCGGTAAGCCACGTCGTAGCACCTGATGGTGTTTCTAATATCACTGTTAACGACAACATCTATCTTGGCACAGCCGCTGAAGCTTTTGCAACAACTGCTTCCCTTACAAACCCAACTTTAGTAGTAACTACTACAGCTACAGATTATGCACAGATTGCGTTTAGCAACCGTTCTTCTAACGCTAATGCCTCTACAGATTTAATTCTTTACTCTAATAATGGTACCGATGCATCTGGTTATATCGACATGGGTATTACTTCAAGCAACTTTGCAGACCCAGACTTTACTATTACAGGTAAAGGCGATGGCTATATCTTCATGGTGGGCGCTGACGCAAGCGCTACTGACCTAGGAAACTTAGTATTTGCTACTTCTGATACAGGTACACAGAACAAGATTATTTTTGCTGCCGGTGGCCTATCTTCAGATAACACACAGATGGTTATCACACCTGATGTAAACGTCCACATTGAAATCCCTACACCATCTACATCACCTACAACTGGTGCTCTTACTGTAGTCGGCGGAGTTGGTATCTCAGGCGATGTAAACATTGATGGAACAATTACTTTTGGCGGAGCTGGTACTACAGTTGAGACTGCAAACCTTGCGGTATCTGACCCACTTATCTTTACAGGAAACGTAAACCAAGGTGATGCTCTTGACCTTGGATTTGTTGGAGAGTACGCAAATACAATATCTACAATCACAAAGACTGTGTCTAACAAGGCGTTAACTTCAAATGTAGCAACACTGACCACCTCAGCAACGCACGGATTTGCTGTTGGCGATATCGCAGTTGTAACAGGTGTGGATGCTACCTTCAACGGTACTCACTATGTAACAGGCGTACCAACAACAACTACTTTTACATTTGCTAAGGAAAACGCTAACGTAACTTCAGCAGTAGCTACTGGCTCTGTATCAGTATCCCTACAGCGTAGATTTGCTGCGGTTTCCCGCGATGCCTCTGATGGCGTTATTAAATTTATTAAAGACATTACCACAAAGCCTACGTCTACTATTAACTTTGCAGAAGCTGGTTCTAGTTTTGCAGCAGTACAGATGGGCGCTATAACAGCCACTTCAGCCACAATTGGAGATGTATCTAATACAGAACTTCAATATGTTAATGGCGTAACCTCTGCTATTCAGACACAGCTAGATGCTAAGTTAGCTACTGCTACAGCAGCTTCTACTTATGCACCACTAGAAAGCCCATCATTAACAGGCACACCACTTTCTACAACAGCCTCTGTCGACACAAACACAACTCAAATTGCTACTACAGCTTACGTTGTAGGTCAAGGTTACCTAAAGTCAGCAACAGCTTCTTCTACTTATGCCCCTCTAACATCAGCAACTTTAACTCGACCAGTGCTTGTCTCTCCTTTAGAGCCAATTACAATTGCAGCAACAGCGGCCACAGGCACAGTCCAAGTTGATATTGTCACCTCTGGTGTTAAGTACTTTACCTCTAACGCAACCGCTGATTGGACGTTTAACTTCCGTGGAGACGGGTCAACTACCCTTAACTCTTTGATGTCTACCGGTCAATCCATTACTGTTGCTTTCTTAGTAACTAACGGCTCTACAGCTTATAAGCCAACAGTATTCCAAGTAGATGGTTCAGCTGTTACTCCTAAGTGGAATGGCGGAAATGCCCCTGCTGCTGGTAACGCTAACTCTATTGACTCTTACACATTTACAATTATTAAAACCGCATCCGCAACATTTACAGTACTCGGCGCTCAATCTAGATTTGCTTAGGAGTTTTAATGCCATACATTGAAACCTTACGAAATTTACTTACACCATTTAGCGGTAGCGTAAGTGCGCTTGCAAACTCTATTGGAGGGGCTATTACCACGTCCGGGGGGTACCGCATCCATACTTTTACTACAGTAGGTTCCTCTACGTTTACTGCAAGTGGCACAGGAACAGTTGAGTATTTAATTGTTGCTGGTGGCGGCGGCGGGGGTCACGGCGGTGGTGGGGCTGGGGGACTACTGTCAGGTACGTCCTCCGTATCCGCAACAAATTACACCGTTGTTGTTGGTTCTGGCGGTGCAGGCGGCATCAGTGGTACGCGAGGGGGTGTACCCAAAGGTAATCCTGGAACTAACTCTTCTGTTTTTTCTTTAACTACAGTTGCTGGTGGTGGCGGCAGTATTGCCGGGGGGGCAAACGCCGATAACGGAGGTTCTGGTGGTGGGCAGGGTGGTGATACCCCAACTGCTACAAGAACTACTGGCACAGTAGGGCAAGGTAATGGTGGTGGAAGAAGCAATGCGGCTGCATATGGTGCAGGAGGCGGAGGCGGAGGCGCTGGCGCTGCGGGAGCAGACGCTATAACAGAAGTTTCTACAATTGGTTTAGGAGGAAATGGTGGTGCGGGTTTAGCATCTTCTATTTCTGGAACATCTTTATTTTACGCTGGCGGTGGCGGAGGTGGTTACAATTTTAACATTCCTGACACACCTGTAAACCTTAACGCAGGTACCGGTGGTTCCAACGTAGGTGGTTTTGGTGGAAACACACTTGACGGTGGTTTTAGAACTGCAGTTGTACAGAGCACTGGCAGCGGCGGTGGCGGAGCAGAGTACGAAGGGTCTGTTGCTGGCGGCGGTGCTGGAGCTAACGGTATTGTAATAGTCAGGTACGCTATCTAACATGAGATTTAAATCAACGCACAATATATTTAAAGATTTTGGTGAAGTATTTGATATTAACTGGATGGATTCCGACAAGGTTATCTATCCACCAAAGTACGATTGGGATTACGCACGAGAGCTTCAAGTTGAAGATGTAGATATCTGGGAAGTTATCTACGAGCAAGGCGGAGCAGTTGGCGTATATGCAGCTTGGTGTCCTTATGCTGAGTTCTACATGATCCGTGTAGGCTGGCAGAAGGAAGCGCAAGGCTATGGTGTGGAAACATACTATGGACCAGGTGCACAACAGAAGGTTCAGAACCGCATGCGGGAGATGAACATTCCGTTCTTTACAAACAAGATCTGGGTAGACCCAGAGGATATGTATCTATACGAAGGAGTAGACAGTGGCAATCTCAAGACTCGCAGTATCTAATCCAAGCGCGGATACAAGCACGCTTATTTACACACGCTCTGGTTCTCGTGATGCCTTGGCCTCAATTATTGCTACTAATAAGTCTTCTACTGATGCAACTATCAGGGTCTGGGTTGTTCCTTCTGGGCAAGACTCAACCCCCGCAAATCACGCCACTATTGCCTATAACTCATCTGTTGCTGGGAATAACTCCCTTGAGACTTTCCGCTTTCCAGTAACCCCAAATGACAAGGTCTACGTCCGAGCCTCAACTGCGGATATCTCTTTTACCCTCTCAGGCATTGATAACACCAATGTGTCGGGCACTGAGTATCAAACTGTATTAGATATCGCTAATACAGCCTTAACTTACTCACTAGTTAATCTATAATACAAGAAGACCTTAGGAGCCCTTATGCCAACATTTACTATGACGACGTTTGAGACGGCGTTACAGAACAAGCTAAATACAGCTAACGTCTCCCTAAGCGCTCAGGACTACCTACTCCTTACCAAGGCCGTAAAAGACGCCATTGAGATTTCTAACGCTGTATCCACCCTTGCCGTTAAGGGCCTAGCTAACGGCGTAGCCTCACTAGACGGAAATATTCAAGTACCCGCAGCACAGCTTACTAATGCCCTGCCTTCTCAAGTAGATAATGCTAACAAGGTATTGACTACTAACGGATCCGCAGCCTCTTGGACAAACGCTCCTACTTTTACAACTTTGGCTATGACAACGTTATACGTTGGAACGGGTGCCTCATCCTTTAATACCTCCGCCGCTCTTACAAGCGCGGTGGCTGTGTTTAACATATCCAGTGCTATTGATTCTTATGGTCAGCTAGCTCTACACAACGCTACCTCATCTTCCTCTACCGACTTTATTGCTTATGCCAACAATGGAACAGACGCTGCTGGTTGGATTGACATGGGTATTACAGGAGCAACCTTTAACTCTGCTACTTACGGAATTACAGGACCACACGACGGTTACATCTTTATGTCAGCCCCTGTTGGTACATCAGGTGCGGGTAACCTAGTTATCGCTACAGGCGATAACGGAACAGATAACAAGATTATTTTTGCCGCTGGCGGTTACTCCTCAGGAACAACACAGATGGAGATCACCCCAGACGTAAATGTTCACATTGAGATTGATACCCCTTCAACATCAGCAACTACTGGAGCTTTAACAGTAGTTGGTGGCGTAGGTGTTCAAGGAGATATGAACATTGATGGTGATGTGTCTATTGCAGGAACTATTACTTTTGGTGGAGCGGGTACAACTGTAGAAACCGCAAACCTTTCTGTTACAGATCCGTTTGTATTTGTAGGCACTAACAACCAAGCGGATACTGTGGACCTAGCTTTCATCGGTGAATATGCTTCTACAGTTTCAACGATTACCCGAACAGTATCTAACAAAGCATTGACTTCTAATATTGCTACTTTAACTACTTCAGCAAACCACACGTATCTTGCAGGAGATGTTGTTGTAGTATCTGGTGTGGACGCAACGTTCAACGGTACATTTAACATTATTGCAGTTCCTACCGCCACTACTTTTACTTACGCTAAAACAAATGCAAACGTTACATCGGCTGCAGCCTCAGGCTCAGCAGCAGTATCTGCTCGTCGTAAGTTTGCTGGTATGGCGCGTGATGCTTCAGACGGTGTGATTAAAGCATTTAAAGACGCAACTACAAAGCCAACATCTACAATTGATTTTTCTGAAGCAGGTCTTGCATTTGCAGATGTCCGCGTAGGCGGTCTTACAGCTTCTTCTCTTACTGTTGGGGATGTAAGCGCAACAGAGATTGGCTATCTTGATGGCGTAAGCTCAGCTATTCAAACCCAATTAAATGCTAAAGCACCTTCTGCTAACCCAACCTTTACAGGAACAGTTACAGTGCCAGCAACTATTACTGCGCCTTCTTCAGTTGTACTAACACTACCTACAACTACATCAACATTAGCTACAACTGCAGATATCAGCACAGCTATCGCGCCTTACGCCCCACTTCTTCAAACAACAACAACTCCTACATTTACATCTAATGCTTACACTTTGCAAGCGTCAGATAAAGACAAGATCATCTTGGCCTCTAATAGCTCAACTGCAGGAACTGTAACAATCCCAACAGGAACTTTTGCAACAGGAACTGTTTTGACTATTGTTCAAACTGGTACCGGACAGATCACTATTGCTTCAAGCGGTACTTTGAACTCTAATGGAAATAAGTTAAAGTTAAACGGCCAGTGGGCTTCTGCTCAAATTATTGTAACCGCTACTAACACTTTCCTTCTTATCGGCAATTTGGCGGCTTAATATGCCGTTATTATTTGGTAACACGGCAGCTTCTGGTGGAGATTTATTTCCAGGACTTTTTGCCAGATACGATGCTTCAGTTACATCCTCAGTAACGCTTTCTGGGTCTAACGTAACTCAATGGAATGATATATCTGGGGGCGGGTACCACCTTAGTGTTCCTTCCCCTTCAACAACGCCTGTTTATTCCGCAACCTCATTTAACAATAAACCAGGTATTACATTTGATGGTGTAGCAAATAGCTTAGCAACTATCAATGACACAATTACCTTTGGCGCTCCAGGGTTTGTAATGTTTATGGTATGCAACATCCAAAACCCAAACGTTGCAATTATTGCTGAGCACACTATCACCGGAAACGACGGCGGTTGGTATATTAACGCTGGACGAGGCCACAGTATTAAATATGCTCAAGATGCAACCCGCCAAACAGCCCGTCACGTGTACCCGAACGGCCCCACATGGGCAGCTGACGGTGGAAGAAAAGTAATTACATTTGGTTATCACGGTATTAGTAAGAAATTAAGGCTACGCTCAAACAAAGTTGAACATGCTTTTGATACCGTAGCCGACCCAGCGGGAATAGACGATAGCCTAGACGGTACTGGTTTTGGGTCAGAAGCTGGAAAAGTTTACTTTATGTCTAGAGGCGGAACTGGCATTTATACAAAGGGTGTTGTTTCTGAGATTATTATATGCAAAGCAGATTTAACTAACCAGCAAATAATTGATATTGAAAATTTTCTTATTGATAAGTGGTCTATTACCAGCCCAACTGCTCCGGTAGCTACTAACTTAGTTTTGCATTACGATGCCGCAGACCTGCGCTCTTGGAACGCGTATAACACTGTAACTATGCCAGCAACTTCTGGGTGGCAAGACATCACAGCAAATGCAAGGCATCTTACAAACACTAACGCAGTTTACTCTACAACTCTTTCCGGTGGAGCTTGGTCTATGAACGGAAGCAGCGCTAAGTTTGAGTCTACCTCTATGGCAAGCCTTTTAAGTGGAAAAACCGAAGCTACCGTATCTGTTATGTATAAGAGTCTCGGGACAGACGATAACGCTATGGTTTGGGACTTTTGTAATACCAACGGAAGTCGAGACCTATTCTCTATGCGACAAAACTGGGGTGGCGGACAGACCACTGGATATAACAGTACCGGTAGCCTGTTTGGAACAGCAACTTTTGGGTTTAGCTCAACAGCTTGGAAACATTTTGTATTTGTACGTCGATCAAATGTCCTGTACGCCTATGTAAACGGCGTATTAAATAACACAGGAAGTACCATGTCTGACGCTATAGGCACTATCAATAAGCTAATTATTGCCCAAGACAATATTGGAACCAACTTTGCCTTTGCGGAGTATGGGCACTTCCTAGCGTACGACAGGGGCCTTACTGACTCTGAGGTAGCTTCCCTATTTGATTACTACAGGAATAGGTACCAACTATAATGCCAGGATATCTAAGCAACCGCCTAGTGGCTTTTTTGCCAGCTAGCCAGGCTGACGTTACAACGGTCAACGCCACAATTGTTGAAATGCAAGGCGATATAGAAGATTTACAGCTCGGCGTTAGCGTATAATAAAAATCTAAGGAGACCCACATATGGCACTTACAACAGAAATTGGTTTAGTTAAGACGGAGATAGCCTCTTCGCTAGCGGCATCCCTATTTAACGCTAAAGACCTTGTCTACGTTTCAAAAGCTATTGAGGCCCTAGCAAACGCCGAAGCTAGCGGCGGTACCTTTGTTGACGCCAACCTTAGCGGAATCCTTTATGTGGGTAGCGGAGCAGCTGGGTTTTCTTCAGCTGCGGCTCTTACCAATCCTGTAGCTGTATTTAATGTTACAGCCGCAGACTACGCTCAAATTGCTTTTAAAAACTCAAGCACTTCTGCTGATGCTTCAACTGACTTTATTGCTTACTCTAACAACGGCTCTGATACTGATGGCTACATTGACATGGGTATCACATCTTCAAATTTTGCTGACGCAGAGTTCACAATTACCGGCAAGGGCGACGGCTATATCTTCATGGTTGGTGCTGCTGGCGGAACTGACCAAGGTAACTTAGTATTTGCTACTGGCGATACTGGCTCACAAAATAAGATTATTTTTGCTGCTGGTGGTTTAGCCTCAGACAACGAGCAGATGAGTATTACTCCGGATGTCAATGTTCACATTGAAATCCCAACTGCTTCAACTAGCCCTACTACAGGCGCTCTTACTGTTGTGGGTGGCGTGGGTATTTCCGGAGATGTGAACATCAACGGCTCTATTACATTTGGTGGAGAAAGCTCATCTCTTGAGACTACAACCCTAGCTGTAGCAGACCCACTAATTTTCGTAGGTAACGGTAACCTTACAG